TTGACCAGGACTAAAAGAACCCAACTGAATACCTCCACCAACAATTTTTTGACTTAATGTTCCAAAAATACCTTTTAATAGCCAATTTGCAATAGGGTCTCCTTGCCCTAATCCACTAAATTTTTGAATTGATGCTCCAAGACCAGTTAATTTTCCACTAAAAGCTTTAAATAATGCTGGATCAAGTAGCCCTCCAGTTTGGAATACTTTAGTTATAGTATTCTGAATACCACCGGCCAAGGTACGGATTCCAGCATTAATCCCTATTAATTCAGGATAATTTTCTGCTTGAATTTCTTTTAAAGTATCTATAACATTGTTAATTGATTGGGAAGAGGCTTTTATATCGCCAAGAACTGTACCTTTACCAGATGCTGTTTCAGGCGGTTTTGAACTACCTCCACCCGAAAAGGAAAAACCACCGGCTCCAGCAGTTGACATAATACCAGCTACTAACGCTGCCATAGCCGCAATACGAGCAAAGGCGGTATAAGGATCGCCTGTTCCTTGCGTTAAAATAGCCGCAGCCGCTTTAGCTGCTAAGCCAGCCAATGCAATCAAGTTAAATGCTTTAGCTTCTGCAGAATTTTGTTCATACATATTGGCAGTAGCCGCTGCCATTTGTCTTACACCATCAATTCCAGCATTAATAGTATCTAATTGTAAAGATTTATATTCCCTTTCGTTTTTCTTTCTAGCATCTTCTTGAGCTTTTACGTCCGACTTATAACTATCCTTTTTAGGATCTAGTTTGAACTCATCTATTTTCTTTCGTTCTTCGCCCAAGACTGCAAATTTACTTATATTTTTCTCAATAGATGTTACAAGTGAATCCATAGCACCTGTTAAAGCACTAATTCCTTTCAATTGACCATCAAAAGCAGTCTTAGCGATAGCTGCCATTCCTGAATAACTTTCTTTTAAATCATTCGTGGATGAATTATATTTATCGAGTGATTCTCTAGCTTTATCGTAAGCTTCTTTTTCTTTAGTTACACGTTCAGCATTGTCATGTAGGATTGAAATTGTGGCTACCTGAGTCTCAGTTAATGTAACTTCTTTTCCTACTTCTGTATGCTTTAATTTCTCTTGATAATATTGACTCTCAGACATAGTTGCTTGATTATATTTATCAATCTCTGCGTTTACTAATTCCATAAATTTAGCGTGTTGAGCTTCTTTAGCCTTAGTAGCTTCTAATTCCGCTTGAGTTAATTTTTCTTTTGCTTTAAGTTGTGCGTCAGTAGCCTCTATAGCCACAGTTGCCATATCTTGCTCTAATTCCATTGAACGCTTAGTAGATTCCATTCCTTCAATAGCACTACCAGACATTTCAGAGAAAACCTTCATAAACTTAGCCATGTATTCAGGGGTGTGGTCACCATAAGCCTGAACAGCCTTCTCAATAGATCCAAAATGCTTTACTAGAGCATTAAAATAATCTTCACCAAACTTATCTAAACCGACTTCATTTTTGGATACCCAATCTTTTAATTTAACAACATCTGTTTTAAAGGATTCAATTCCATCTTTAATTGCCGCTTCAAAAGGTTTAACACCGTATCCTGGTTGTATTAATGTGGTCAAAGCAACTTGACCCATTCCTAACATAGTACCGTTCCACGAACCATCTTTTTTATATGAAACATTTACTGATTCTTTTCTACCACCAGATGATTCAATGATTCTGATCGCTTCGTAAGCCGTTTTATGATTATCGACTTTTTCTTTAAGTTTAGTATCCTCAAGACGACGCTCTTCTTGTAATGCTTTTAACTTAGCATCCTTAATCTTGTTGATATAATCTATTTCAACATTATAAGCTTCCTCGGCTGTTATTTTACCGGCTTTAAGATTAGCATTATTGGTTTCTAAGAGAACTTGATATTCCTTTGTTTTAAGTTCGAGTAAATTTTTAACTTTTTCAATTTGTAAATCTATAGCAGCATTAGTTGTTTTGCCCACATTTGCATTATATTTTTCCTGCAATGTTAACATTTGTTCTTGAAGTTTAATGACCTTTTCTTCCTGTGCGATAAGTGCAGCATCTCTACCAACATCGCCGGCTGTCTCATTTTTCTGTTCTACTTGACGTTTTTGAACTTCAAGCAATTTAGTCTCATAAAATATTTTATCCTTTAATGCTTCAATTTCCTCTTGAGTAGATGCTTTAGTACCCAACAAACCAAATGTCAATTCGTTAAGGTCATTTGATGCACTTGCTAAACCAGGAGCCATTTTTTGGAGATTCATATTGGCTTGCATATCAAACAAATCTTTTCTCATTTTTACTAATGATTCAGAAGCAGTATCGATCTTAGAAGTAAAATAATCGAGCATTTGTGACCATCCTTGGATCATTTTCTTTAAAACACCTTCACTTTCAGATTGTAATAAGGCATCGCTAAATTTCATCCATGATGTGGTTACGTTTGAAATAGAACCATACAGACTATTCATATTTCTAGCCGCAGCATTAGGAGCTTCTTTTTCCATTTGCTCAAACAACAGCATCATTTCACGTCTACCAATAGTACCAGCCTTGGACATTTCTAAGATTTCACCAGCCGTCTTATTTAACGCTCTACCTAATAATGAAATTACGGGTAAACCGTTTTCAATCATTGGACGCATATCCATTTGTTGCAATTTGTCTTTTGCCCAAGCCTGACCTAACTGCCTACCGATACCTATTAATTCAGTAGTGCCTCCGCCAAGTTTAGCCACGCTGTCCGTTAATGCTGTCATAACCTGGCGCGTAGGTTCAAGGCCGTAGTTTTTTAGCATAACGAAGGTTTTTGTTAAACCTTGAATGTCAAAAGGTGTTTTAATGTCTAATTCAAATAATTCCTTGAATTTCATCTTGGCTTCAATAGCACTACCCATTACTCCTTCTAACTGAATACGAAGACGTTCCATTTCTATGTTTGTATCAAGAATATCTTTAGGTAGACTAATAATCGCACTGACTGTCCGATAGGCAATCATAGCCGCAGTAATGGCAGCAGCTTTTTCCATAATACGAGTTAGATGACCGTGGGCAACTTCATTTTGTTGAACGTTAGCCACAGTTTCACGTTGTAATCGGCTATAATTAGATAACCGAGTAATCATCTCGGCTGTTACTTGAGATTGTTGTAATGGAACAGTACCGGAATTCATTGACGCAGTAAAATTGGCATAAAGAGCTCTTCGCCGATTCAACTGATCCTGGACTTGTTTATTGTGGTTATTAAGAATTTGAATGTTTGTAGCGGCAATGCGTTCTTCCATTGCTTGAATAGCATTAGCAACACGGGTAGCTTCCGCTATGGTAGCCGCAGCATTCTTTTCCCGTAACGCACGTTCTTCCGCTAACCGTGTTTGTAAAGCAGCACGTTCACCAGCAGAAACACTATCAGGAATTTTATTTGCCCCTATACCTAGAGTGTTACTACCTGATCTAAACACCTTTTCATATTCAGATTGTAATCGTTTATGCTCAGATAATTTACGGTCATTACTTTCTCTTAATGCACGTTCTTCCTTCTGTAATTGGAATTGTAATTCATTAATTCGTTTTAAACTTGTTTGTCTATCCGATTCGAGCTTCTTCGCATTAGCTTCTTCATTCAAACGAACTTGATTAGCCACAAACTTTGCATTTTCAGATTCCATTTTAGCAATGGCTTCCTTCATTTGAGCCATTTGTGCTAACTGGGCAGCAAAATTTTGAACATGAGCAGCTTTCTCAGCGGCTAATGCTGTTTGAGTTTTTTGGGAGAGAATAAGAGATGAATTAGCGTACTTTACAGTAGCTTGTTCAGTCTTAGCAGCTTGAAGTTCTAAATTCTTTAAGTCGTTAGTTGCTTCTTTAGCATTAGACTCAATTCTAATACCTAAACTGCTAAGAGTATCCATCACTTATCCTTTTTTTGATTTACAGTTAGATAAAGATAATCTAACTGTTTTAAAATATCAAGTTCTTTTGGAGTAACTTCGGAATTAGTAAGTTGGCTCCATGCGTAAATTTCAGTATAGGACAAGGAATTTAGACCGAAACCGTTAGAAGACCTAGCACTATTTAATTGGCTAAAATATCCCCATAAATGTTCAAAAATAAATGGAAATTCAAGTTCCTGTAACTGATCTGGTTTAATACCTGTTTGCTTATAAACAGATTCTAAATGAGTTCTTAAAGGTTTAGAATCTGTTTGTAAAATACTTAATTCAAAATGATTCTTAGCAAATGAGAGTAATAACTCTATTTGCTCTTGGAAAAATTTGCAAGGTTTTCACTTGCTGCTTTCACTTGGTCAAAGATCAACTTGTTGTTTTGGCACAATGTAATTGCCAATTCAGGACTATATTCTGGCATATCTTCAACACCTTTCCAGCCAACGATGCAAGCCGCGATACCTTCAACGTTGTCCTCAATTAATTCTTCGATTGTTTTAATAGGGGCATCTTTTCCACGTTTTTTCAAGATCGCTTCTTGCTGACGTTCTTGGTTAATCTTTTTGTAGATCGCTTTCTTTACAGATTCAGCCTGATCGCCAATGATTGTGAAAACTAAAGATGTTTCATCCCCGTCCTCATTTACATAATTAAATTCATGGGTATTTTCACAAATTTTTGTTGCATTAAGTTGGGCAAACGAGATTTTTTTAACTTCTGACATGGTAAATTCCTATATGGATTATAATTAGATTACTACGCGAATAATTATACTCGCGTAGTATTTATATTGCAACAGAATCTTATGCGGCTAAACTATCCTGAATTGAAATGATAGTTTGGTCATTAGCAAGAGCAGCACCGCCAGCAGCGTTTAATTGAGCAGTAAAAGGCATGGTTTGGACAATACCTTTTTCACCATCGTCAGAAGTATCACCGGAAAATTTAACAGATGACATACTAAAAGATACAAAATCAGCATCTTTAGTCTGATCATCAGTAACCACAAGTACAATGCCAAATTCTGTAGCAGCATCAAATAAAGTGGAAAATGAACCGTCTTGTTTAAAAACAGTTAATTGACCGGATACTTTGATACGACCTCTTTGAATATCAGGAGAATTATCAGAACCAATAACCGCCCCCATGTTAGCCGCGCTACAATCAATTTTGATTGATGCACCTGTAACATTACCCACCTGAACACCATTAGCCAATAAAATTCCATTTACCGCAGTAAGAACAGGAGTTGTTGTAGCAGCAGTAGCACCTGTTAAAACTTCTGTACCTGCATAAGCCGCTTCAAGACCAGCAAGTGCAAATGCAACAGTGGCATTACCTTCTGAGGGAAGACCAATATCAACAGATCCAACAACGCAATCGGTGAAATATTCAGAACGAGAAATATCGCTATGCCATTCTTCAACTGCCCAGTATTCTTGAGTTTGAGCAGTTAAAGGGACGATTGACTTTTTACCAGGAACAGCAAGAGTAGCCGAAGCAATAGGACCTTCCGCAGTTAAAGCCCCTCCATTTACAGTCTTACCTGTGATTACTAAAGCCGTTACAGCAGTAACGAGAATATTCGCATTTAAGTTAGGAGCAGCAAAAGTTCCCGCTGTTAAACGAACAACATCACCGACTTTAATACCACCTGTTAAAAAGTCACCAGCTGCACGAGTAATAGTCCATGCACCAGCAGTTCCACCAATAGTAATTGACATTCCGGTTAAAGCCGCCGTTGCTGTAAATACTTTACGAAGTAATGATCCAAATAATACAGAATAAGTATTAGGGGATAAAACACCATTGATTGTTCCAGCCACACTTCTTAATCCGTGGGTAATTCCAGTAGATTGTTGATGTGCAGCAATTTCGTTGTTCTCGAAAGTGCTTTTTGAAAGATTAAATGTAGCAGTCTCACGGCGTAGAATTTGGGCAGTAGCCGAACCGACAGCACCTAATCCGGTTTGTTTCCGAATTTTTAGGGATTTATTGATTCCTTGAGCAATTGACATTAGAATTACCTCTTAAGATTAATTAACGATTACCCATGCAGAGTAATATATTTTTACACAAACCTTCCATCTATCACCATCGTTTCTACCGGAAGATATTTCTGGTGTTTCACAAATATTGACAGAAATACCATCTGCAACAAATGTAGATTTATATTTGAAAATAGACTTTATTAATTCAGCCCTTGCTAATGCAGTACCAGAACCATTTAATAAAGGATACATTAGATCAATTTGACAATAACCTCTAAGTTGATGACTTGCGCCATATTCAGGATTGGAAGGTATAAAACCAACAAACCAGACTTGTTGATAAGGTGTGTCAAGAACTGGCGTATAAGGCGTGTTTTCAAATACTGTAACAATGCCAGGGCTTATACCATTAATCGCTGTCTCTATAGCCTTCTTAATGCTTAAAGCTGACATTTACTTACCACCGTTGGCGCGAATAACACGCCGAACAATACTTGGTATTTTGACCACAGTTACACTAAGCATTCCTAATGGAGCTTGTTTACTATGACCATTTTCTAACAACTGAGCATAACTTGTATTGTTCACTAGATTATAAGTGTGGTTAGCAGCATCCTGAGGAATTCTAGCTTCAAGGCGATTAATCTTTTCCTGTTTATCAGGATTCTTAAAACCAGTAACGCCCCAAGGAATTGCAGTACCAACACCCAATAACCAGTTACTAACAAAATTCCCAGTATCAATAGGGGATAACTCAATAACAGAAGCATTTATTTCAGATACAATTTCTTTAACGACCTTATGATTTAAGGTTTCTGCATCTTTAATAAACTTCTTAATATCGGTTAAGAAAATACCCATTATACCCCCCTTATATTGCACTCAATCATCACTAATTCACCGGATGGTTCAAGAAGTTTGATCGGATTAACAATAGTATACTGCTTTCCGTTTACAGTTGCAACATCCCCTATATCAGGAGGCGTATTTCCTTTTACTCCCAAAATCAATCGTTTATCACCAATCTTAATAATAGTCCCATCAATGACTTCTTTACCGTTATTTGGAAAATTATCCGTCCCCCATTCAAATACAAGACCTTTAAACGTCTGAGTTGTTTCAGTAATAGGACTTGTTCC